CGCGCTCCATCCCGGACATCTTGTCAAACTGCTTTGTGACGGCCCCGCCGCCTTGCGAGCCTGGGGCACCGCCCCCGGACGCCTTGCTACCGTCCACTAGGAACGGATACTGCTCTGATAGATACACGCCCAACCGCTTGGCATCCCATGCCTCGCCATCCGGGCCGTTGATTTTCACGCCTTCAGGCGTGTGGGCAATAAACTGCATCGCCTCTTTGCGCAGCAGGCTGTAGCGCTGCACGCCACCGGTTGCGTCTTTGTCAATGAGGCCCGCTACTACGCCCTCAGCCGTCATGTTGCGCTCACCGTTGGCCACTTTGTCGCGTAGCTCGGACAACTCTTTATCACGAGTGTCGGCACGTTCGCGCTCAGTACGGGCTAGCTGCTCCCATTCCTGCTGCTGTTCTAGTCGCTCGCGCTCTGCCTGTTCTTTTTCAGTCTCAAGCTCTTGTGAGCGCTTCTTAGCGGCAGCGCGTTCTTCGCGTTCTTTGCGCAGGGCTTCTTTAAGCTCCTTGCCGTCGTCGATGCCGTCGACTTCCAGCTGGTAGCCGTCGCCATCTTCTGCGTAAAGCGCCTGATGTGATTCCTCAAGCGCCTCGAATTCGTCTTTGGTAATTTTAAACTTCAGTGTCATGTCACAAGCCCCGCTTGTTGGTTCAGCCTGCCCCGCAGGCATAAAAAAGCCCAGCTCGGTGGCTGGGCTCGTGGTGATGTGGTGCACATTACTGCATAGTCAGGTCGTAGCGTGCAGCTAGGTCGTCAAGACTCAGCGTTCGGCCCATATCGTCAACAAACTGATTGATCTTGATCTTGCCGGATCTAAATAGCTTGGCTCGGGCAGGGCCGAGCACATCATCCTGGAACTCTTTGCTTTGGTTGCTCAAGAATCCGCCATACGTAAGCTGATTCGACACCGGCCCATCCATCGACGCACGCTGGCCAACGGTGCTGATTCGGTACTCGTCTTTGATAATGGGCCGCATCAAACTCCTACACCCAAAATGGGCTGGCGGTCGTGGGCCGCTATTGAGGGCGTACAACTGCCCGTCGCGCGACTGACATACAGCGGAGGTGCGGCCGTCGAGTGTAGACGTCCATTTCTCGCCGTCCAGAACGTCCGCGTTGGCCGTATAGACTTCGTTGCGTGCAGCGCCCCCGATGCCATTGACAGCCGTCCTAATGACAGTCTCGGCCTGTCTGCGACTGCGCGTAGTGACTAATTCAGCAACGCCGCGCGCCATCTGCTGCTGAGTTTTGCCCTCAATCACCCCGGCGCGCACCGCCTTCAATGCATCGCTGCCCATCGCCTCACTGAATTCCTGGAACATCTGCGGAATAGTGATGCGCTTAACGGTATCGCCTGAGACTAACGTGAGCTGCCGGCGAGTAGTAATGGCTGCAACGAGGTCGGCGTTAATACCCTCAGCTAGGTCGACGCTCACCGCTGCACCCAGCAGGCGTTGGGCAAACGTGACCTCTTGCGTTGCAATATCGTCTAGTTGAAGGCGCTGCTGAATACCTGCGACGCCCTCGGTGACGATCAGCTGTATATCGCGCTCCAAGGTGGTCATTCGCCCCATGCTGAAATCTGTGGCCTCGCCTGACGCTATGCGCGCACGGAGATCCCTGGCGAGCTGACGCAGCACCGGCAATGCGCGCTTGATCTGCCCGCCGGATAGCCGCTGAAGCATGACCTGGTGCCGGGTCAGTCGTTCGAGCAACTTCATTTCAGCAGTCATCAGAATGCTCCGATAGTGCTGCCAGCCGCCTGAGCATCTTCGCGCACTTCTTCATCGGTGCGCTCGGGGTCGATTAGGCCACGCTTGCGCGCCCAATCAAAAAAGTCAGTATCCGCAACAAGGCCACGGTCAACGCCCTGGATCATCGCCATAATCATCTGCGGGTTGGCTTCCTCAGCGTAGAACTCCTGGGAAAGCTTGAACACTGGCTCGCCGTTGCCGCCCATGAATTCTAGGCACCACGTTAGGCATTCCCGAATGGCATCTGATACGTTGTGCGCCACCGTTGATAAGTTTGCAGTCTCGGCGCCCGATCTGGCACGCACTGCCTCTGCCGTTTCGTTCTGCCCGCCGCCGGTCAACAGCCTCGCGCCGATAGCGAGCATTTGAACCTCAGCGTCCTGCATATCCTGACGACTCATATCGTTGGGCTGTGACTGCACCATGGACAAACTGCCACCCTTGGTCTGCACGCCGCGCCGGGCACCAACCTGGATGCCCGTAGGGTTCAGCTCGCTCCAATCAGCTGGATTCATATCGCCAATGTCGATGTGCAACATGGGTTGACCAACGATGTGCGACGCTTCACGGCGGTCGGCGCTCGACTGATAGTGCGCAATGTTAATATCCGCGATGTCGAGCAGTAACGGCGCATCGCGCTGCTCGTCATTTGTGAGCGCACCTGTAAACTTGAACGGGATGCGACCCCAGCGCCGCCCGTTAGCACGGCGCGGCTCTACCTTATCCCCAACCGGCTCGTTGTCACGATAGACCTGCTGTGTATAAACGCCGTTCTCTAGACGCAGTACGCGATATTGCCAATCAACGTCGCGCTCAAAATCATCGACGACGGTGCGATCATACGTCTCACGCAATACCACGAGCGTTAGCGACTCACCCTCACGGCGCCAGTTGATAATGCTCTGACTGTCGTAGTGGCGAAGGGTCGCACGCAAACCGAGCGTTTTGTCGCTCGTTAGGCCGTCAACCGACTCGGGATAATCGACGAGAATACCGGTTGTCCCTGCTTGGATGATCGCAGACGTGGCCACCTTGGCGAATTGCACGAGACTCCCGCCACTGCCATCGGCATCGTCCTCCATATAGCTAATGGCGTTAGGCAAGTTAATTTCTGCCGTTTTCCGAAACACCGCGCCCAGCAATCCGTCATTAGTGCGCTTAGTGACGCCTAGCCAGATGGCTCGCTTCTTTAGTGATAGGTAACGCGCGTCAGCTATCTCTCTCTGCTCGCCCCTAAGAGCTTCGTACTCCTCTTGCGGGTGAGGCAGATATAGGAAGCCTCGCGCTTTAATAGCGTCGCTGCCCGAGACGGCATCACGCACGCGCTGAGCTTTCTCCTCGTGCTCCCGATATGCGGGGTGTAATGTATCTACGGGCATTGTGTAAATCCTTTAGAATCTGATGCGGCCAATGTTGGCAACAGGCTTACGTATAGGCATTTCAAATGCTGGCATATAGCCAGTAGCGTCGTTTTGATGATCGAAGCCGCCTTGCTTGTCAGGCTCGCCATTCTTGTCGTATGCCTGCTGTTCTAAACAAGCGGTCACGTCAGGGCAGGCGCGATCGTTGACCCACAGCTCGCCGCGCTCGAATCCGCCGTTAACCGACATAATTCGATCTTTTACTGCCGGGTTTTTGTTGGGTGCTTTGACGCGGTAGCCTGCTTGGCTGAGCAGCGCAATATCAGACGTTGACGCGTTGACCGTCTTGCGGCTAGCGCCCGAGGCGTCGGGGTATATCGTGATCTGGTGCCCATCAAAACGGCTGTCGATTGTTTTAATCAGCGCTGGCGTGTCGTAGATGCCTGTCAGCTGCTCGACTGCGTGCCAGCCATTGGGGCGGCGCACATAGATCGTGCTAGCCATCGCCCCAACGTTGAAATCTTGGCCGATGAATAGCGGTTCGTTCGTCTTGATCGTCTCATGACTGCGGCAACGCTCGCGGTCATAAGCGCTATATACGGTGCCGGTCGTCAGGTTGACGAAACGACCTTCTATATACGCGTCAATCAACTCAGCGGGGTACGACTCGCGAAGGCTAGAAATGTAGTCGTCCGGCAAATACGGATTACTGTGCGTTGCGGCCTGCACCATGGCGTATGATTCGGTGCGGTTTGCTACCCAGCGATCATGGCAAAACTTGAACCCTTCTGGCGTAGTGTAAGCGCTCGCCTGATTGAAAAGCTCAGCCATCCCGCTAGGCCGCTGTCGATTACGTGCAATGATCTGATTCCATGCTTTACGCGCATGTTCAGTGCGCAGCGTGTCTAGCTCGTCAGCGTGCGCGGTGTATGTTTCATAACCGACAATGCGCTCTGGGTTGTCCAGCGTGCGCATGATGAAATCACCAAAACCGGAGGAGCTGGTATAGATAGCGTTATCGTTTTTATTGTAACGATGCGCGACGCCGTGCTCAGCGAGCTTTAGTTGTATGCGCGGCGCTGTGATTAGGCGAACGAGATCAAACGTGGGCGCGTAAAGACCGACTAGCACCGATGCGCTCTGTGACGCATCAATGAGCGCGGCAGACGCCATTGTTTCGCTCTTCCCGGCACCAAAGCCGGCACAAAATAAACGGTACTTGGCTTTTAGTGTCAGGAATTCAGCTTGTGGCTTAGTCGCCTGTATCTGTAGCGTCCTGCCCGACAATTGATATCTCCACTCGTTCGACGCGCTTAGCGTCCTCTTCGCCTTCGCTGGGCTCGTCTAGGCTATAAGCCTGACGCTCGCCCTTGATGACCTTTAGCTGCGCATCCACGCCAGCGTTAAGCGAACGGCTGAACTTGTCATGATTATCTTCGGTGACATCCATATCGGCCAGGGCAGCACACAACTTGTCAGATATGCTTCGCCATTGCGCCAAACCCACTCGGTGCCGGAGCACGACGGCGGCGGCTTCACTCGACGCTTCCTCAACAATCTCGGCATCGGTACGCACTGCGTCCTGCGCACTTTTTGCGCGTACTAACTTGCGCCTAGCCTCCTGCTGAACCTGCTCTGTCAGGTCACGCTGCCAGTCATGCTTCTTGGCTCGCTTGCGGACAGTGCCCTCAGCGATGCCATGATGGTCAGCAATGCTTCGGATGGACAGAGAGCCCGCCCGGAAGGCGTGCTCAATGCTCTCCCAGTCGGGTGTCTTTGACATATCGTTACCTATTCAGTTTTCGCTTCCGGTGC